GGGCGCGTGGTCCATCCATCTTCAAAAGACGCAGGTCGTCAACAAGGGCGAGATCGTCGAGATGCTGGGGCGCTTCCTGGTCATCGTGCGCGAGCACGCGGGCGACCGCGTGACGAGCATGGTGCGAGATCGCCTCATGTCGGAAATGTCGAAGCCGCTGCCGCGGCTCGCGGAGTCGACGGACCCCGAGCCCGAGGAGACCTGACCGATGCACATCTTCGACCAGATCGCGGCGCTCGAGATCCTGCACGTCGAGTTGGGATTCTCGCGCTATCGGCTGCGCGTGGTCGAGCAGTTGCCGGACGACGAGTGGGCGCACACGGACACGGACACGCACGAGATTGCTCTGCGATGCGACCTCGAAGACGGCCCGGCGCGCGAGTTCCTGATGCACGAGCTGACGCACTGCGTGCTGGAGGTCGTCGGCTACACGAGCGAGGACGTGGGCAAGATCCACGGCGACACGAACGAGGACATGACGACGAAGCTCTCTCGCGGCTTCCTGCTTCTCTGCCGTCTGAATCCAGAGTTGATGTCGGCTCTTTGCGACGATGAATCGACCCTTGATTCCTGACGATGCGACGCGGGCCCTGATGCTCGAGGCGTTGATGGAGGCGACAAAGCTCCAGAGCCTTGAGGTCGGCGAGGCTATGTTCGCGGAGTACCGCGGCGACGAGGCGCGTCTCGCGCGCAAGGTCTTCGGCGCGCGGCTCTGGGCAGCGCAGCGCGAGATCATGCAGCAGCTATCGACCAAGCGTTTCGTGACCGTGCGATCCGGGCGCAAGGCCGGCAAGACGGAGATCGGCGCATTGGCGGTGCTGTCGTTCATCTACACGAGCAAATGCGTCGTGCTGACGACCGCGCCGACGGGCCGGCAGGTGCGCGACGTGCTGTGGCAGCGCATCGGTTCGATGTGGTCCAAGGCGAAGACCAAGTGGCCGGCGATGCCCGGCGAGCTGGGCACCATTCGTCTATCGGTCGCGCCCGAGCACTACGCGCTCGGCATCTCGACGAACTCGCCGGACCGCTTCCAAGGATGGCATGCCGGCGTGCGCCTGCCCGACGCGATCGAAGGTGAAGAGGTCGACGCCGAGGACGTTGACCTCGAGCGGTTCCAGCGCGAGGCCGAGGTCGGCGACAAGCGCCTGGTGGTCATCATCGACGAGGCCGCCGGCGTGGACGACGCGGTGTATCGAGCCATCGAGGGATCGCTGTCGGGCCCGAACGTCCACGTCCTGCTGACCGCGAACCCGACGATCGACGCGGAGTCGGACCACTTCTTCGCGCGCAGTTTCAGGAACGGCACGCGCTGGCACCGCGTGCGGATCTCGTCGTGCGAGGACGACGCGCCGGATCCCGTGCCCTACGACTCGTTTCACGTCGCGCCTGACTGGCTCGCGGACAAGGAGTGGGTCGAGCAGATGCGCGCGGAGTGGGGCGCGGACTCGCCGCTCTGGTCGGCCTACGTGCTCGGCAAGTTTCCCGAGCAGAGCCTCGAGCGTCGATTCGTGACGAAGGGCATGCTGGTCGCGGCGCTCGGCGCGGATCTCAGCGAGCCGAAGAGCGTCGGCGACTTGCATCTCGGCGTCGACGTCGCGCGGCAAGGAAGCGACGAGAGCGTGGCGACGCTCTGGTCGAACGGCGTGTTGCGCGAGCAGATCTCTTGGCGCTTGCCCGACTTGATGCAGACCTCTTCCAAGATCGTCGAGCTCGCGCGCGCGTGGGGGCTAAAGGGCGAGTCGATTCCGGCGCGGAACATCCATATCGACGCGGTGGGCATGGGCGCAGGCGTGGTCGACCGCTTGAAGCAACTTGGCTTCTACGTCGACTCGGTCGACTTCGGCGCATCGGCGAAGTACGACTGGCGCGACCTGACCGGCCAGATGGTGTTCAGCGATCGCAAGAGCGAGCTGCACTGGGTGGCGAAGCGTCTGCTGGAGGAGCGCCGGATCACAATCCCGGAGAAGTTCGGCGAGCTGTGGCGGCAGGCTCAGTGGGCGCGCTACGAGTTCGAGGACAGCGCGAAGGGCACGCGGGTCGCGTTGCATCGGGACGACGGCAAGGACGGCTTGCGAGAGCGGTACGGTCGAAGCCCTGACCAGTGGGACTCGGCGATCATCGGCCTGTCGCGCGGCGCGAGCGTGCGTCCTTCGATCGGCGTGGCACCGCGGAGTAGCTTGTCGGTCTTCAGGCGTGGGAGGAATGGTTGAAGGTTCAGCTTCACAACGGCGAATGCATCGAGGTCATGCGCTCGATGCCGGACAACTCGGTCGATGCGGTGGTGACCGACCCACCGTACGGCCTGAGCTTCATGGGTAAGAAGTGGGACTACGATGTCCCGAGCGAGGAAGTGTGGCGTGAGTGCCTGCGTGTTTTGAAGCCGGGCGGTCATCTGCTCGCGTTCGCCGGCACGAGGACTCAACATCGGATGGCTTGCAGAATTGAGGACGCGGGCTTCGAGATCCGCGACATGATCGCGTGGGTGTATGGTTCGGGCTTCCCGAAGTCGCTGGATGTGTCAAAGGCGATAGACAAGAGCAACGGAGACCCCAACAGATTGCACAAGTTCACAGCTTGGATGCGATCAACTGGTTTGACAGCGCGCCAACTAGATGAACTAACTGGTACGAATATGGGAGGCCACTATCTCACTAAGGCCAGCCAGCCAGCTATTCCGACACCAGAACTATGGGAAGTCATCAGGCCGCAATGCCGAGATGTCCCTTCGTGGGTCGATGAACTTGTAGAGAGGATCCAAGCCGAGCGCGAGGTGGTGGGGCAGAAGACATCGGGCATTGCCAATCGTGAAGACATAAACAGGCACACGATTGGAGGCTCGTCTTCAATGGTAGTCAACATCACCACCCCCACAACTCCAGCCGCTCGTCAGTGGCAAGGCTGGGGCACCGCGCTCAAGCCAGCCCTTGAGCCGATCACGATGGCACGCAAGCCGTTCACGAGCAGCGTGGCTGCGAATGTCGTCGAGCATGGAACGGGCGCGATCAATGTGGATGGGTGCAGGGTGGGCGATGCACTTGCAGGCCGCTGGCCGGCGAACCTGATCCACGACGACGGCGACGAGGTGCAGCAAGTCCTAGGTGATGCGTCTCGCTTCTTCTACTGCGCGAAGGCGAGCAAGTCCGACCGCGACGAGGGACTCGAAGAGATGCCCGAGGTGCATCGAGTCAACGGCAACAAGTGGACGGATCAGGACTATCGAGTCATCAATGGCGAGCGACCGGAGACCGCGGAGTCTGGTCCTCGGAAGAACATCCATCCGACCGTAAAGCCGACTGACTTGATGCGCTACCTCTGCCGCTTGGTGACGCAGCCCGGAGGCGTGGTGCTCGATCCGTTCATGGGCAGCGGCTCGACGGGCAAGGCCGCGGTCCTCGAAGGCTTCCGCTTCGTTGGCATCGAGCGCGACGAAACCTACTTCGAGATCGCCAAGCGAAGGATCTTGAACACGGAGGCCAAGCAGGAGCCGTCCAGCAAGCAAGGAGAGCTGTGGTAGTCGCTGAACATGGCGCACACCACGAGGAGGAACATGATTCGCCGGCGGAGAATGAAACGAGGAGGGCGCATGGTGGTCAAGAAGATCGTGAAGGATGACTTGGTGCTTCCGTGTTTGATTCTCTGCGACGAGGGCAAGCCGGATGAATGCACGCCGAACCAGTTGTTCGCGCTCTGCCAGCGCGGATGGATCGTGCTCGGCTCGGAGGGCGACGGCCGAGGTGGCATCCTCCTCTACGCTAGTCTCACTTTGCTCGGTCAGAGGGAGGCCGCGATGTACCGCAAGACGCGCGGACTACCTCCTCGAGCGCGAGACGAATCAGGACCGACGACTTGATGCGATGCCGAGTTGCGATCGCGAACAGGGCGGAGTAGGTGGACTTGTGTAACCTCGTGGTGACGACGACGAGTGCGTCTGGCCCCTTCGTGCGGGGCCGGAGCATACGGTCGGACTTTTGAGGCTGGGCGATGCGAGGATCATAGCGGTGGACAAGCGAAGCCAACCGAGTCCCTTCCGGCGTATTCCCGGGAGTGAGTTCGTCGTCGAGCGCCCGCAGCTTGCCGGCGTCTCTAGGTCCATGGATTCTTTGCTGAAGCAGATCGGCTTGCAGCGCGCGAGCCTTGGCGGTCGCGACGAAGTCGAGGATCCGCTCTACGACTCCTGGGTTGTGTTCGCCTGCGTGCAGGTGCTGACCGAGGCCGTGCGTCAAGTGCCGCTCAAAGTGTGGGAGTCCGACGCGGCCGATGCGCAGGAGGTGCCCGAGGATCATCCGATCCGGCAGCTCTTCGACATGCCGAACTCGGACATGGGCTTGTCGGACCTACTGGCCGCGGGCATGAGCCATCGCAAGCTCTCCGGCGAGGATTGGTGGTTCCTGATGGACGCGGAGGGCAAGCCGATCGTGCCGTCGATCGACGCGCGCGCGCCGATCCCGATGCCCACGGTTATCGTCCCAGTGTCCGGCAGCTACGTCGAGGACGAGCGCGACCCGTCGACCGGCCGCATCCAGCGCGTGCAGTACGGTGCCTCGAGCACGAGCGCGCCGCCGGTCTTTCCGGTCGGCTCGACGGTCCATTTCTACGACTACAACCCGGCCGACCCGCAGCGCGGATTGTCGCCGCTCGACGCGGCGATGCGCGTGATCTCGGTCGGCTTCCAGACCGAGCGATATCAAGAAGCCGTCATGCGCGGCGGCGGTCCGGGTGCCTTCCTCAAGTACGAGGAGGGGATGTCGAACGACGAGGAGTTCCGGCTTCAGGAGTCGGCGAACGAGGCGATGCGCGACCCGGACGTGGTCGGCGGCTTCAAGGTCTTAACCGGCAAGGTCGACGTGTTGCCGAATCCGGCGACGCCGAAGGACATGCTCCAGCGTGAGACGCTGGGCTGGGTGCGGGACACGGTGTGCAGCATCTTGCAGGTGCCTCCGCCGGTGATCGGTAACTACGACACGGCGACGTATAACAACGTCACCGAGGCCTACCGCCAATTCTGGCAGTCGGTGAAGGGCTACCTCGACTCGGTCGCCGAGAAGATCAACAGCCACTTCCTCGGCCGCTTGCAGGACCCGCGGCTCGCGGGCTGCATGGTGTCCTTCGACTACTCGGGCATCGCGTCGCTGCAAGAGGACCATAGCTCGAAGTGGAAGCTCGCCGCGGAGCTGGCCGCCTACGGTGTCGGCTTGAGCTTTAACGACGCGACCAAGATTCTCGGCCTCGAGGCCGAGACCGTGGACTCGGCGTCGACGGTGTTCGTGCCGGCGTCTAATCAGGTGTTCGCGGTGAACGATCCGAACACCGGCGACTCGGAGCCCGTCGCGCCGGATGCCGGAGCGCCGGCCGCCGAGCCGATGCCTGCGGCTCCTGCGGCTCCTGCCACGCCGGCAGCACCCGCGGCACCCGAGGGCCTGAACGGAGCGCAGGTCGAATCCCTGCTCCTCATCGCCGAGCGCGTCGGCTCCGGCCAGTTGACGGTCGACGCCGGCGCGGCGCTCATCAACGCGGCCTTCCCGTCCATCAGCCTTGATCAGGCGCGCGTCATTCTTGGCGGCGTCTCCGCGCCCGCTGCGCCTGCGGCCGCGGAGATGCGGTCCAAGATGCTCGACACGCGCGAAGAGCGCGTGGCGTTCGCCGAGGCGATCTACGCGAAGACGCTGGACCAGTCCGAGCGCAAGATGGCGTCCGAGGTCCTGACGTGGCTTCGGCGCTACGAGCGCGCCCAGAAGGAACGCCTCCGCGACGTGGCCGAGAACGGCGTCGCCAGCACCTCGAAGGCGTGGACGCAGCGCGAGGTGGAGTCCTATCTCCTCCTGAACAAGGAACAATGGGCCGAGCAGCTCGACGCTTTGATCGCCCAGACGGTGACCGCAACGTGGCAGGCCGGCCTGACCGAGACGGCGCAGCTTCTCGGCATGGTGTCGGTCGACGTGACGGAGCCTCGCATCCTGCGCCTGATCGCCGACCAGCGCGCGCAGATCGTCGAAGGCGTGACCTCGCGCCTCGCCGATGAGATCCGCGACCGTCTGCTCGTGAAGCTGTCGGGCCCGACTTCGACGCCTGAGTTGGCTGGAGAGTTGACCGAGATCCTGCCCGAGCTCGATGAGGAGCTGGGCCGCGTGTTCGGGAACAAGGAAGCGCGTGCGCTTACGATCGCTCGCACGGAGACGGGCAAGGCGTACAACTCCGCCAGCTTCGACCGATACCAGGAGTCGGGCGCGACGGGATTGCAGTGGGTGGCGTCGAACGACGCGGCCACGCGCGAGAGCCATCGTGAACTCGACGGGAAGATCGTGAGGCCCGGAGAAGAGTTCAAGCCCGGGCTGCGCTACCCGAACGACCCAAACGGCGCGCCCGAGGAAGTCATCAACTGCCGGTGCGTGATCGCGCCGATCATCTGAGGAACCGCATGGAGATCTTGAACAAGAACTCGGACGTGCAGCAGCTCGCTGCCCGAATCCTGTGCGGCGTCGCGACGCTCGAGGAGTTGTCGGCTGCGAAGTCGGAGGACGTGTTCGCGATCAAGACGGACACGAGCGCGATTCACGTCCGCGGCTTTGCGGCTCCCGTGATCAAGGCCGACGAGACCTCGCGCACGCGGCGCTTCATCGCGAGCGACGAGACGGCCGACCGCATGGGCGACGTGATCCGCGTCGCCGGCTGGAAGTTCACGGAGTTCGAGAAGAACCCGGTCGCGTTGTGGGGCCACAACTCTGACGACTTCCCGATCGGTCGCGTGCATGACTGGTCGCAGGAAAAGCAGGCCGGCCGGCCGGTGCTGATGGAGTCCATCACCTACTTCTCGGAGTCGGCGAACCCGATGTCCGAGGCGGTGCTGCGGATGATCGACGAGGGCGGTCTGCGCGCGGTCAGCGTCGGCTTCGTGCCGACGCGCGCGTACAAGCCGAAGAACGAGGCCGAGCGCAAGGAACTCGGCCTTGGCCCCTACGGCGTCCTGTACGAGGAGCAGCAGCAACTCGAGCTGTCCAACTGCTCGATCCCGGCGAACCCGAACGCGCTGCTCTCGAAGAGCGCCAAGAAGAAGGACCCGATCGCGAAGGCGCTCGAGGATCTCGTGAAGGCCGGCAAGTTAACGCGCGCGATGGCCGACGAGCTGTTGCAGCGTGTTGCCGGCAGCGTGCCGGAGCGGCGCACCTTCGCGCTTGGCTCGGTCGAGAAGCTCGAGCCAGACGAACTCGACGCGGTCTACTCGTCGTGGCGCGACGCGGTGAACATGTCGGCCAGCGAGTTGAAGGCGTGGGACTCGAACGAGTGCAGCCGCAAGGCGAGCGTCGACGCGGACGCGGTCATCAAGCGGAACCTCGAGTTGCTCGAGACGCCGAAGGACAAGTGGGACCGCCGGCTCGTGGACAACGCCAAGCGTACGGTGTCCTTCGTGGCTCGGATGAAGAACATGGAGCAGGGCGAGCCGGTCAGCGAGGCGTGCCCGATCTCCAAGCGCGACATCTCGCTGAAGAACTGGGCATACGATCCAATGAAGAAGAGCACGAAGAGCGATGTCGCGGAGCAGACTGCGGCGACCGATCCGTTGCAGGAGTGCGTGTCGTCGAAGATTCCGAAGCTGATCGACGAGCATCCCGAGTGGAAGATCGATCAGGTGGTCGCCGTCGCCTACTCGATGTGCCGCGAGGGCACGGCGTCGGCGGACAAGTCGTGCGTGTCCTGCGGATGCCCGACGACGAAGGCCGCGCCCGACGAACTGAAGGTCGGGGACTATGTGATGTGGGAGTCGAGCGGCGGCGAGGCGTGCGGCGAGATCGTCGACATCGAGACGGCCGGCAAGATCGAAGTGCCGAACTCGGACTTCTCGGTCGAGGGCACGACCGAAGATCCGGCGGCGATGATCAAGATCTACGAGAAGGAGGAGGATGGCAGCTACAGCGAGACGGACGTCTTTGTGGCGCACAAGTTCTCCACGCTGCGCAAGGTAGAGATCGAGGTCTCCTCCGAGGAAGAGGAGATGGACGAGGAAGGCGAGTCGGAGTCCGAGCAGGTCATGGCGCTGCGTGCGCTGACCGATGCGATCACGGCTCTGGACAAGCGTTTCCGCGCCCTCAATGATTCGATCGAGGCGCTGGAGAAGCGCATGGACGAGGCCTCGATCGCGAAGGCGCTCGATGCCGAGAAGAACAAGGCGGCCGCTCTGCGGTCGTCTGGACGCGAGGACGCTGCGGCGTTCTTCGCGCAGGTGGCCGAGCGCGTCGCTCGGTCCCTGTGACAACCTTAGACCGCAGAGGAAAGAACGATGGAAATCAACAACCAGTCGGTCGAGGCGCTGTCGCAGGCGCTCATCGGCCAGCTCAAGTCGAATCTGGATCAGCGTGATCT